TCAAATGACGAGCTAAAAGAATTAGGTGTTGTAGAGGGAGATGAGGTATCTTTCGAGCCAGATAGTGAGTACGAATTCACAATTGATGGAGAGAAGTTGTACAGGATGTTTACTAAAAATATTACAATTAAATGGAACTAACGGAAGAAAACAACTGCATACTTTATAGACATATAAGATTAGATAAGAACGAAGTATTTTATATTGGAATTGCTAAACATAAAAATAGACCTTACGAATCAGGTAATAGAAGATCTTTATTTTGGAATAAAATAGTTAGTAAAACAAAATATGAAGTAGAGATTTTATTTGACAACTTATCTTGGGAACAAGCGAAGGAAAAGGAAAAAGAATTTATAAATTTATACGGAAGAAAAGATTTAAATAATGGTACATTAGTTAATATGACTAATGGTGGAGATGGAGTATTAGGTCAGATTCATTCAGAAGAAACAAAAAAGAAAAGAGGATTAGCTATAACTGGTGAAAAACATGGTATGTATGGTAAAACTCATACTGAAGAACTAAGGGCTAAATGGTCGAAAGAAAGAAGTAGAGAGAATCACTTTTCAGCTAAAAAAGTTTTAAATACAGAAACAAACGAGGTGTTTAATTGTATAAAAGATGCTGCTGAAGCACATTCTATAAATTATAGTAATTTATGTGGTTGGTTGAATGGCTCAAGACCAAATAGAACTAATTTTATATATATATAACATGGATATATCAAAAACAACTAGGCAAGAAATAATAAATGCTGGCAAAATAGCTGTAGACGAATTAATAAAAGTAGCAATGTCTCCAATATTAAACGGTGACGATGATGACCCCGAACCAGAAAAATTGAAGAACGCTGCCGCAACTAAAAAATTAGCAATATTTGATGCTTTTGAAATTTTAAATAGAATTGAATTAGAAAAAGAGTTAATCAATGGAGAGTCAAAAACAAAAGAGTCATCAATCAAAGGATTCGCAGAGGGAAGGTCAAGATAGCTTATACACCATAGTTCATAACTTAATACCTAAAAATGTAATAACTAATAAGAATAAGGGTAAGCAGTGGATGTACGGATATGATGAGAAGTATGATATAGTTATAGTGTCTAAAGATGGAACTATTGGCGATATATATAACATAAACGGAGTAAATATTGCGCTGCCTTTCGTCCCAAATTTAATACAAAAAAGGGACGAGATAAAAGAGAATCAGTACTGGGAGCCATACGAGTATCCTAATGAACTTAATAACATTAAGTCTATATTTCATTGGCACACCATGCCAAAGGATTTTAAGAGTAAATGGGTTGATTATATAGAGAATGAGTTTATAAGAAGGGAAGAGGGGATATTCTTTATGAATAATGGTGTCCCAACCTACATGACTGGATCTCATTATATGTATCTACAGTGGACAAAGATTGACGTAGGTCATCCTGACTTTCGTGAGGCTAATAGAATATTTTTTATATTTTGGGAGGCATGCAAGGCTGATGAAAGATGCTTCGGAATGACGTATCTTAAGATCAGACGTTCTGGGTTTTCATTTATGGCATCAGCTGAGTCTGTAAATGTAGCAACACTAGCTAAGAATGCTAGGATAGGTATATGCTCAAAGACTGGTGGAGATGCTAAGGCTATGTTTACCGATAAAGTTGTACCTATATCAAGCAATTATCCTTTCTTCTTTAAGCCCATAATGGATGGTATGGATAAGCCAAAGACAGAGCTAGCATACCGAGTTCCAGCGTCTAAGATTACCAAAAAGAATATGTATGAAAATGATGAGTCTAACCTTGAAGGATTAGACACGTCTATCGACTGGAGTAACACATCTGACAACTCATATGATGGGGAGAAGCTTAGACTTTTAATTGAGGATGAGTCTGGTAAATTAGAGAGACCTAACAACATACTTAACGGATGGAGAGTTCGTAAGACATGCCTTAGGTTGGGTAGTAAGATCATAGGAAAATGTATGATGGGCTCAACTGTAAATGCTTTAGATAAAGGAGGGGCAAACTTCAAGTCTCTTTTTGAAGATTCAAAGATAGACACAAGGAATGCAAATGGTCAAACAAAGAGTGGCCTGTATGGATTGTTTATACCTATGGAATGGAACTTTGAGGGATATATTGATAGATATGGGATGCCTGTGTTTAGAGCTCCTAAAACCCCAATACTTGGGGTAGACAATAGGATGATAAAGATTGGTGCTATAGATTTTTGGGATAATGAAGTTGATTCACTAAAGAACGATCCAGATGCGCTAAATGAATTCTATCGTCAGTTTCCAAGGACTGAAGGTCATGCATTTAGAGATGAGAGCAAGTCATCTATATTTAATCTAACAAAGATATACCAGCAGATAGACTACAACGATAGCCTTATAAAAGATAGAGTGTTGACAAGGGGTTCGTTTCATTGGAGAGATGGAAAGAATGACACTGTAGTTGTATGGACTCCAGATGTTAGAGGTAGATTTTTAGTCTCTTGGCTGCCATCAAATCAATTAATGAATAATGTTGTTGTAAGAAATGGTCAAAAGCATCCAGGTAATGAGCATATTGGAGCGTTTGGATGTGATCCATATGATATATCTGGCACAGTTGGAGGGGGTGGATCTAAAGGATCACTTCATGGGCTAACAAAGTTTAATATGGACAATGCGCCTAGTAACGAGTTTTTTTTAGAATATATTGCAAGACCGCAGACGGCAGAGATATTCTTTGAGGATGTTCTTATGGCTTGTGTTTTTTACGGAATGCCTGTGCTTATAGAAAACAATAAGCAGAGACTTCTTTATCATTTTAAGAATAGGGGGTATAGATCTTTCTCGTTAAACAGGCCAGATAAACCATCTCACAAGCTTTCTAAGACAGAAAAAGAACTTGGGGGGATACCTAACTCATCTGAAGATGTTATACATGCTCACGCGTCTGGAATTGAATCGTATATAGAAAAATATGTTGGAATGGATCTAGAGGGAACCTATAGAGATAATGACGAGATGGGATCTATGTATTTTACAAAGACATTGGAGGATTGGGCTAAGTTTAATATAAATGATAGAACAAAGCATGATGCTGCAATTAGTTCAGGATTAGCAATAATGGCAAACCAAAGGTCCACATTTTCAGCAGTTAAAAAAGATTCAAAAATAAGTATTAAATTTGCAAGATATAATAATAACGGAAGATATAGCGAAATATTAAAGTAAATGAAGGAAGTAACGATAAAGATCAATCCAACAAGCTTTCCTAATCAATTTGCATCAGATAAAGAAAAAGAATCACTAGAGTATGGTTTGCAAATAATGCAAAGCGTTCAATACGAGTGGTTTAGAAAAGATACTGGGAATTGCAAATTTTATAATCAGTGGGGTGACTTTCATCGTCTTAGATTATATGCTCGTGGAGAACAATCAATTGCAAAGTATAAAAACGAATTATCCGTAGATGGAGATCTTTCTCATTTAAACCTTGACTGGACACCAATTCCAATAATACCTAAGTTTGTTGATATTGTTGTTAATGGAATGTCTGACAGACTTTTTAGAGTTAAGGCTTATGCTCAGGATGCTGTTTCAGCAGAAAGAAGAAGCAAGTATCAAGAGACTATAGAGAAAGATATGGTCTCTAAGGATATGCTAAATCAAATAAAAGACTCTTTTGGTGTTGATGTTTTTGACACAAAGGCAGATCAACTTCCGCAGGATTCAGAGGAGCTTAATTTATTTATGCAGATAAACTACAAGCCAGCTATAGAAATAGCTGAGGAGACTGCAATTAACACAATATTTGAAGATAATAGATATTCAGACATAAGGAGCAGAGTGGACTATGACTTAACCGTAATTGGTAAGGGTATAGTTAAGCACCAGTTCCTACCAGGAAGTGGAGTTCAGATAGATTATGTAGATCCAGCAAATGTAGTTCATAGTTATACAGAGGACCCTCATTTTAGAGATTGCTTCTACTGGGGTGAGATTAAGACTGTCGCTATTACAGAGCTGTTGAAGATAGATCCAAGCCTAACTAACGAACAGCTTGAAGAGATATCTAAATACAGTCAGGCGTGGTATAACTATTATAACAACGCACAGTTCTATCAAAATAGTCTTTTTAATAAAGATTCAGCTACGTTATTATATGTAAACTATAAGACGACAAAGAAGTTTGTGTATAAAAAGAAAATACTTGATACTGGAGGGGTTAGATTAATTCAAAAGGACGATACATTTAATCCACCATCTGAAATGATGGACGATGGTAAGTTTGAAAAGATTGAAAAAACTATTGATGTTTGGTACGATGGTATTATGGTTATGGGGACAAACATTATACTTAAATGGGAGCTGTCAAGAAATATGGTTAGACCAAAGTCTTCCTCACAGCACGCAATACCAAACTATATAGCAGTAGCGCCTCGTATGTATAAAGGTAACATAGAGTCTCTTGTTAGGCGTATGATTCCTTTTGCAGACTTAATTCAAGTAACGCACCTTAAGCTTCAGCAGGTTATATCTAGGGTTGTGCCTGATGGTGTATTTATTGATGCTGATGGTCTTAATGAAGTTGATTTAGGTACAGGAGCTGCTTATAATCCAGAAGATGCTTTAAGGTTATACTTTCAAACAGGTTCCGTGATAGGTAGAAGCTATACTCAAGATGGAGAGTTTAATAACGCAAGAGTTCCAATACAAGAGTTAAACTCCAATAGTGGTCAAGCAAAAATAGGTGCACTTATTGGGAGTTATAATCACTATCTTGGAATGATTAGAGATGTTACAGGTCTTAACGAGGCCAGGGATGGTAGTATGCCAGACCCTAACTCTCTTGTAGGTTTACAGAA